TAGCTAAGCTAGAGCAAACTATTAAACTCTTTATATCTCCAGATATAGAAATTAAAGCAGGTTCAAAACTTATTATAAATGATAAAGAGTATGTAAGAAGTGGAGAATCAGCTATATATCCAAATCATCAAGAAATAATACTTGAGTTATTTAAGGATAAAGCATAATGGCTAGATGGGGCAGTGTTGATTTTAGAGAGTTTAAAAGAGTTTGTAAAAAGATGGAGAAGCTTACAAAGATTGATTTAGATAAGTTTTGCAAAGATGCAGCAAGAGAATTAGCAGCAAGACTCTTAGGAAAAGTAATTAGAAGGACACCAGTTGATACAGGATTCTTAAGACAAGGATGGAATGGAGTGGCTTATGCTAGGTCGCTTCCTGTGTATAAACAAGGAAATAATTATATTATAGAGGTTGTTAATCCGACTGAATATGCAAGTTATGTAAATTTCGGGCATAGAACTAAAGACGGAAAAGGTTGGGTTAATGGACAACATTTCTTAACAATTTCAGAGATGGAACTACAAAGCCAAGTTGATAAGATTATAGAGAAAAAGTTATTAATATTACTTAAAGGAGTATTTGATGCTTAATAATATTATAGATGGAATATCAGTAAAGTTAGATAAATCATTTGGAGAAAAATATACAATTTATAGTGAGGATGTAGAGCAAGGTATTAATGAACCTTGTTTTTTTATTGTTCCTTTAAATCCAAGCAAGACACCATATCCAAGCGGGAGAGAATTAAAGAAAAATTCTTTTGATGTACATTATTTCCCTCGTTCAGAAGCTAAGAATTTTGAAATAAATGAGATAGCTGAGATGTTACTGGAAGAATTAGAGTATATAGAAATCAATGGAGATTTAGTTAGAGGCACAAATATGAATTTTGAAATTATAGACAATGTTCTTCACTTCTTTGTTGATTATAACTACTTCACTATAAAGAGTAATAATGCAGATAAAATGAATACAGTAGAGTTATTCGGTGGTTTGAAGAGAGGTGATAATTTTGAGTAAGACATTAAGCAAAGGAACCGATTACAAGTTTACTAAGGAGCAGATAGTTAATTCTAAGAAGTATGTAAATAGAAAAGACTTATTAAATGCAATTTTAAAAGAAAATGAGTTATATTCCTTCTCAGAAGTAGAGGATAGAATAAATAAATTCATGAAAGGAGTGAGTTAGATGGCTTTAGGTGGAGGAACATTTGTAACACAGAATAAAGTATTACCAGGTAGCTATATAAACTTTGTAAGTGCCACAAGGGCAACCAGTTCACTTAGCGATAGAGGTATTGTTGCAATGCCTTTAGAACTTGATTGGGGAATTGATGAAGAAGTATTTCAAGTGACTAGTGATGATTTTGAGAAGTATTCAACTAAGTATTTTGGATATGATTATACACATGAGAAGTTGAAAGGTTTGAGAGATTTATTTAAAAATATAAGGCTAGGATATTTCTATAAATTAAATAAAGGTGTTAAAGCTAGTTGTAGTATTGCTACAGCTAGATGCAGTGGTATAAGAGGTAATGACTTAAAAGTTATAGTAACAACAAATATAGATGATAATGCTAAATTTGATGTTGTAACACTTTTAGATAATAAGAAAGTTGATACTCAAATAGCTAAAGTTATTACAGAACTGCAAGATAATGATTATGTCACTTGGAAGAAGGAAGCAACATTAGAGGCTACAGCAGGATTAACTTTTACTAATGGAACTAATGGTGAAGCTGTGACAGGAACAGAGTATCAAGCTTTTCTTGATAAGATAGAAAGTTACTCATTTAATGCACTAGGATGTTTGGCTACAACAGCAGAGATTAAAAGTTTGTTTGTAGAGTTTACTAAGAGAATGAGAGACAAAGTTGGGGCTAAGTTTCAAACTGTATTATATAAAAAGAATGATGCAGATTATGAAGGTGTAGTATCTGTTGAAAATAAGATTAAAGATACTGGATTATTAGAATCTAGCTTAATTTACTGGACTACTGGAGCTATAGCAGGATGCGATATAAATAAATCTAATACTAACAAGCGATATGATGGTGAATTTGATGTAGATGTTAATTACACTCAAATACATTTAGAAGAAGCTTTAAAAACTGGTAAGTTTATATTTCATAAGGTTGGAGATGAAGTTCATGTATTAGAGGATATAAATACTTTTGTTAGTTTTACAGATGAAAAGAATGACGACTTTTCAAGTAATCAAAGTGTTAGAGTACTTGACCAGATTGCTAATGATATAGCGACTTTATTTAATACAAAGTACTTGGGTGAAGTACCAAATGATAAATCTGGTCGTATCTCGTTTTGGAATGATGTAGTTAAGCATCATGAACAACTGCAAAATATGAGAGCAATAGAAGATTTCAAAGCTGATGATGTTTCTGTAGAACCTGGAAGCGACAAGAAGACTGTTGTAGTAAGTGATGCTGTAAAAGTTATTAGTGCTATGAGTAAGCTTTATATGACTGTTTCAGTTAGTTAACAATAAGAAAGGAGAATAATAATGGCACAACAAATAAAAGCAAGAGATACAATAAGTGCATCTAAGGCAGAGTGTTTTGTAACTATAAAAGGTAAAAGATATAATTTTATGCAAGCTATTAACTTAGAAGCTAAAATGGAAAAGAATAAGAGTGAGATACCTATATTAGGTAGTACTACAAAAGGAAATAAATCAACAGGAAGTAAATATTCAGGAAATGCAACATTTTATTATAATACCTCTATATTTAGAGAATTGTTGTATGAGTATAAAGAAACTGGTGAGGATATTTACTTCGATATACAAATTACCAATGAAGACCCAACAAGTTCAGTGGGTCGTCAAACTATAATACTGGAAGATTGCAATATGGACTCAGGCATAATTGCTAAATTTGATGCTGATGGGGAGTATTTAGATGAAGATATGGATTTTACTTTTGAGAATTGGAAATTAGTTGAGAAATTTAATATAGCAAATGGTATGGAGTAAAATACACATTTATGATTTATGTATGTGTATTTTTTATTTATAAGAATAGGAGATGATTAAAATTAAGGATAAATATGAGATAAAAGATTCAATTTCTTTTGATTATAGCAATAAAAGACCTTTGGAAGAACGTGTCAGCGAGATGTATAAAAAGGCAGGAAAATATCTTATAGATATTTCAGATAAGTTAGCAACAGATACAATTGATGGTTCGTCATTAAAGCCAATAATCATAAAATTTGAAATAAATGAAGCTGGTGTTGCAACAATAGAAAAACAAACAAAATATTTGGTGATGGAGGTAGAATAAGAATATGGGAGATTTAAACGCTTTTTTAAGTCAAAATGCAATAAAAGTAGAGAATAGAAAGTATGTGGCAAGTGAAAGGTTTATAGGAGAAGATGGAAAAGCAATCGAATGGGAACTTAAAGCAATAGATTCAGATAGAGATAGACAATTAAGAAAAGATTCAACTATAAGAGTACCTGTACTAAATAAAAAAGGGAAAGCAACAGGGCAATACACTAGTGAAACAGATTTTAATACTTATACTTTGAAACTGTGTGTAGAAACTGTAGTATTTCCAGATTTACATGATGCAGAACTTCAAAATAGCTATGGTGTAATGGGAGCAGAGGAACTATTAACAACAATGTTAACTCCTGGTGAATACACAGACCTTTCAAGTGAGGTAGGAGAAGTGAATGGTTTTGATAGGACTTTTGAAGATAAAGTAGAAGAAGCAAAAAACTAATTGAAGGAGGCGATTATGATGCTAGTGTAGCTCATTATTGCCTTCATAAATTCAAATGGAAACCACATGAATATACAGATTTACCAGACTTCGAGAGGGCATTTGTTGCTGCTTCTATAGATATTAAAGTAGAAGAAGAAATAAAAGAAGAAAAAAAGATTGCTAAAGAAGCTAGAAGAAGTAGAAGAAGATAAAATATAGGTAAAATATGTAAGAATTATATGTTATAATAATTGTAGCAAGAAGATGTAATCTACAATTTATAGAGTGGAGTTCATACTGGGATAAAACCTACTTCCTAATGAAAGGAGGTGGGAAGTATGGACAATTTTTTACTTAGTATATTAGCTAGCTTGATAGCTAGTTTAATTGGATATATCGTTTGTAGATGTATCAAAAACGTAAAAAGCCACTCTACTCGTGGCAAGAGTAAAAGTGGCTGGGAACTTGGTTTTAAAATAAAGTTCCGCAAATTTAAATAATTTATATTTTTTAAAATTATGAACTTCACTCTACCGCTAAATAGATTGTAGTTCTTCTTGCCTTTATTATACCACAAATTAGAAAAAATATGCAAAGTACTTGTTTTAATAGTAAGTACTTTTTTTATGTGAAAAAGAAGGTGATTGAATGAATAAAGATATAGAACTTACAGAAAAAGATTTATATTGTATTGCTAGACATATTCAAGTGTATGTGTTTAAAAAAGATGATGAGGTCATAAAAAAGGAAGATAATCCATGTTGCAGATGCAAGCATAAATTTAAGTATTATGAGAATAGTGTATGTATCTATCATTGTTCAGTATTTCAGAAGTTATCTAAAATTACAGGTCTTAAAATGGGTTTTGGAGTCAAACTATAATGTAAAAATTTTGAATATATAGTATAATATTCTTATAAAATATAATTTAGGGGGATATTATGAGAGAAGGAAAGAGAAGAAGAGGATGTCTATTTTGGTTTATCATTATTATTATATTTTCTGGGGTTGTTGGAGCAATAGCAGGGAACAGTACTAATAATGGAAGCACTGAAAAACAAAAAGAAGATTTAACTAAATATATTGGTGAAGAAGGTAATATAGGAGATTTAAAATTAACTGTTAATAGTATTTCAAAAGCTAGTGAAATACCAGTAGCTTCTGGTTATTTGGCGTACACTCCAGATAGTGGCAAATATGGTATTATAAATTTAACAATAAAAAATCAAACTAAGGAAAGCCAATCTTTTATGCTAAATTCATTCACATTAATAGGACCAGATAATTCAAAATATGTTCCATCTTTATTGATTGATGTAGGAAATAAATATATAACTATGGATACTGTAAATCCTAATTTAGATGTAACAGGTAATATTGCATTTGAAATTCCTAAGGATTTACTAGTTTCTGATTGTAAACTAAAATATAGTGGTTCAGAGCAAGAATTTATATTAAAAGAAAAATAATATATAGATTTAAAATCAAAAATACTAAAAACACTTACTAATGTAGGTGTTTTTTTAATGAAAGGATGTGATGATAATGTAAAAATTTTACTAATATAGTATAATATTCTTATAAAATTATTATACTGGGGGGGGAAATGTTATGTTTTGTTCAAATTGTGGTGCAGAAATCACAGGCATAGGCAAGTTTTGTTCAAGTTGTGGGGTTGCTGTAGAAACTGAAATTATTGAAGATAATAATATTAAATCAAATGACTTAATCGTTGATGCTAATGGAATAGAAATAAATATGACTGAAATTTATAGAAAATATAGAAAAGAAAAAGTAAACGCAATAAAAAATGTAATGGAAATAAGTGGTTTGAATATAAAGGAAGCAAAAAAAATAGTGGATTTTTCTTTTGAAGAATTAAAAATTAATTTTATTGATGATACTATGAGTAATTCAGAAAAGGAAAAAATAATACAAAATCAAAATAGAAAAAATAATATTGAAAAAGCTCAACAAGAATCAGTTGCTTGTTGCCCTAAGTGTGGTTCAACATCCTTGACAGCTCAAAAAAAAGGTTTTGGTATAGGGAAAGCAATGGTAGGAGCTAGTCTAACTGGTGGTATAGGTTTAGTAGCTGGAAATTTAGGAGCAAAGAAAGTTAGAGTTACATGCTTGAATTGTGGGAAGCAGTTTTGGGCAGGCAAAAAATAGATGTATTAATTATAAAAACACTTACTAATTTAGTAAGTGTTTTTATTATCTAAATTAACAGAAAGGAGAGTGAAAAAATGGCTACAATACAGACATCAATTCGCATATTTGATGGAATGACACCTGCGTTTCGGCATATGACAACTGCTATGAACATAGTACTGAGTTCATTTGAGCAATTACAAAGAACTTCTAGTAATGCAGTAAATGCTAATAGCATAATAAGAGCTAGAGAAGAACTAGCAAGAGCAGAAGCTGGATTTGATAGATTAGAACGACAAATAAGAGAATCAGATAATCAACAGCGAAAACTTAATGAGGATATAAATAAGGGTGCAAGTTCTACAGATAGATTAGTTGGAAGTGCAAAGAAGCTAGCAGCAACTTATTTAGGTATAAGAACATTAGGAGGTCTAGGAAATTTAAGCGACCAGATGACAAGTACTAATGCGAGACTTGGCATGATAAATGATGGGCAACAATCAGATGCTGGACTTAATAAAATGATATTTCAATCAGCTGAAAGGTCAAGAGCATCTTACTTAGATACTGCACAAATAGTGAGTCGTATAGGCATGAACGCAGGAAAGGCGTTTAGCAGTACAAAAGAAATTGTAGGTTTTGCAGAGCAATTAAACAAAAAATTTGTAATAGCAGGCGCAAGTACTGAGGAAATGAACTCGGCATTGTTACAGCTAACCCAAGGGTTGAGTTCTGGCGTATTAAGAGGTGAGGAACTGAATGCTGTGTTTGAGTCAGCACCTAACATCATCCAATCGATTGCAGATTATTTGGACGTGGACATAGGAAAAATAAGAGGAATGGCATCAGAGGGAATGTTAACAGCAGATATTGTAAAAAACTCATTACTTGCAGCAGCAGAGCAGACCAATGCAGAGTTTGAAAAAATGCCTTACACATTTTCTCAAATTTGGACTTCAATTAAAAATAATGCAATCATGATATTTGGTGTTATACAGAAAAAAATTGAACAGTCTATGTCTAGTAAGGGATTTCGAACCTTTATAGATAATTTTATAAACTCTTTGTATGTACTTGGAAATGTTGCTTATAACATTTTTAATGAAATTATAAGTATATTAGGGAGCCCGTTTTTTCAAGCATTTGTAAATGCGATTATTGTAGGTGTTAGTTTAATAGTGCAGGCACTAGGTTGGATAATAACACAGGCATTAAATATTGCTAATGTGTTTGCTCAGAACTGGAGTATTATTGCACCAATAGTACTTGGAGTTGCGGCTGCTATGTTAGTGTATAACAATGCGTTATTACTTAGTATTGCGAATAAAGTTAAAGATATTGCACTATCTGCCAAATCTTTAGTCATGAGCTTTGCACATATAGTAGCAGAGTCTTATAGAGCAGCAGCTTTAGTAGCAACTACAATAGCACAAGACGGATTAAATGCAGCAATGGCAGCTTGTCCTATTACTTGGATTTTATATGGAATTATAGCTATAGTTGTTGCATTTTTTGTAGCTATAGCAATATTTAATCACTTCGCAGGCACTAGTGTATCTGCTATAGGTGTAGTTGCAGGTGCAATATCAGTTGCAGCCTCTTTCATAGGAAACTTATTTATTGCAACAGGAAATTTAATTATAGATATTGTAGCTTTAATATACAATACTTTAGCAGGCTTTGCAGAGTTCTTTGCTAATTTTTTAGACGACCCAATTGGCTCTGTTATAAGAGCAGTATCCGGAATGGCTAATGCTGTATTAGGCATTATAAGAAGTATCGCAAGTGCATTTGATACCGTGTTTGGTTCAAACTTGGCAGATGCAGTAAGTGGATGGCAAGATAAATTGCAAGGTTGGACTGATAAAGTAGCAGGAGAAGCTAAAATAAAAGTCGAAAGAATGGACCCTAATAAACTGCATTTTGACAGATTTAATTATGGAAAAGCATGGGACGCAGGATATAAATGGGGAGATAAGTTAGAAACTAATATAAAAGATAAATTTGATATTAGCAAAATGGCAGAAGATGCAAAGAAAAAATTAGGATTGGATGATTTATGGGATAAAAAATATGGATTAGGAGATGGATTTGGTTCAGCAGGATTAAACTCTCCTCTCAATGATGCAGCAAAAGGAGCAAAAGACACTGCGGGAAATACAGCAAAGATGGCTAAAACAATGGATAAAAGCCAAGAAGACTTAAAATACTTAAGAGACATAGCAGAACAGGAAACAATCAATAGATTTACAGGAGTAAACATAAAAATTGATATGAACAACACAAACAACATAAGTAAAGATAATGACTTAGATGGAATAGTTAATGTTCTAACTGAAAAGTTAAATGATGCAATGGCTGTTTCAGCCGAAGGAATAGTTTAGGAAGGAGAGTGAGAAAATGGCTTATGATTTTTACCTAGATGGAGTACAACTACCAATCGCACCACCAAAGCTTGAAGTCAAAGTGACAAATAAAAACAAGACAGTTGATTTAATAAATGTTGGAGAAGTAAATATATTAAAAAAAGAAGGATTATCTGAAATAAGTTTTGAAGCAGAATTTACACATAATAAACTACCATTTTATCGTGGAACTTTTAGGGATGTTCAATTCTTTTTAAGTAAACTGGAACTACTAAAAACTGATTGTAAGCCATTTCAATTTATTGTATCGAGGGAATTAGGTAATAAAGTACTATTTAACACTAATATAAAAGTATCTCTTGAAGAGTATGCTATTTCAGAAGATGCAGATAATGGCTCAGATACAAAAGTTGCAATAAAATTAAAACAATATAGAGATTACTCAACTAAAAAGTTAGTTCCTGCAACTCCTGAAAAGACAAACTATGGTAGGACTCCCCCTCCAGTCATGAAACCAAAAGAATTTAGACCAGATTCATCCAATAAGCCAAATGGTAAAACATATACAGTAAAAGCAGGGGATTCTCTTTGGGCAATTTGTCAAAAGCAATTAGGAAATGGTTCGTTATACAAGAAAGTATATGAGTTAAATAAAACAATGATGGATAAAGCTAACAAGGGAAAAAAATTAAGTAAATACACCATCTATAAAGGGCAGGTGTTGAGGCTTGTCTGATGATTTAGTTCTGGCGAATGATAGAGATATAAGGCTAGTTATTGCACATTGGGAAGATTTCTACGAACCTGTAGTTTTGGATGGTATCACATGGGAAATAGAGAGACGAGGAACACCATCTAAACTTGAATTTACAATAGTCATGGATGATATATTAGAGTTTTGTGAAGGTAACTCTGTAAGACTATATTACAAAGGTGTAGGTATATTCTATGGATATATATTTCAGAAAAAGAGAGATAAAGAAAATCATATCAAGATAGTTGCTTATGACCAGCTAAGATATTTTAAGAATAAAGATACTTATGTATATAGTAATAAAACAGCAAGTGAACTTGTAAAGATGTTGGCTAAGGATTTTAAATTAAAATACAATGTCATAGAAGATACAAAATATAAAATATCGAGAGTTGAAGAAAATAAAACACTCTTTGATATGGTCTTAACTGCACTAGATGATACTCTAAGAGAGAAAAAGGAAATGTATGTTTTATATGATGATTTTGGAAGAATAACATTAAAGAATGTTGCTTCTATGAAACTTGATACGGTTATGAACAATGATGTAATTGAGGACTTTGACTACAATTCTTCTATTGATAGTGATACTTACACAAAGATTAAACTTGTGAGAGATAATGAAGAAACAGGAAAAAGAGATGTGTATATTGCTCAAGACTCAACGCATATGAGGAGTTGGGGAATACTACAACTATTTGATACAGTTGATAAAAATATGAGTGAAGCAGAGATAAAACAAAAATGTGATATACTCCTAAAACTATATAATAAGAAAACTAAGTCATTAAGTTTAAAAAATGTGTTAGGAGATATTAGAGTAAGAGCAGGTTGTTTAGTACCTGTTTTTTTGTCGTTAGGAGATATTGATTTACAAAATTATATGTTAGTTGAGAAAGTAAAACATACATTTGAAAATAACAGTCATTTTATGGACCTAACTTTGGTTGATGGAGACGAATTTGCTTCTTATTCTTCATCAAGTTATAGTAGTGGAAATACTAATAATAAAAATGAGAAACAAAATGGTCCTGCACAAAGTACTACAAGTAAAGAAGATACTGATATGGCTAATAAGATTAATAAACTACTTAAAGGTAAATTATCAAATACAGGAAATATATTTGTTAAATATTCAAATGCTTATAAAGTTAATCCAGCACTCATGGCTGCTATATCTATGCACGAATCAGCTAGAGGGACTTCAAATATTGCAAATACTAAAAATAATTTCTTTGGAATGAAAAAAAATGGAGATTACATGAGTTTTTCTAGTGTAGACGAAGGAATAAAAAGAGGTATAAGTAATTTATCAAGAAACTATATCCATATAGGACGAAAAACTTTAGAAAGCATCAGAAATAAATATTCTTCTAGTTCAGACAAAGAATGGGTAAAATGTGTAGGTGCATTTTATAAGCAAATAACAGGAAGTACTTATAATTCTAATAGTGCAGGCACAGGAGTTGGAAGTAATGAAGAAGCAGAAAAGAATTTAAAAGATTTAACTTATCAAGTTCAAAACAATAATTCTAATACATCAACAAACAATAATAATAAAGTAAGTAAAGTTATTCAAGAAGCAAAAAATCAACTTGGCAAGCCTTACAAATGGGGTGGTAATGGTCCAAAGAGTTTTGACTGTAGTGGTCTTATGGTGTGGGCATTTAAAAGAGGTGCAGGAATAAATCTCAAAAGAGTTTCAGCAGACCAATCAAAAGATAGTAGAGGAAAACTATTATGTAACATAAATGATGTAAAAGCTGGTGATTTAGTATTCTTTGCATACAACAAAGGAAAAGGAAATGTACATCATGTTGGACTATATATAGGAAATGACCAATATATTCATGCTCCACAAACTGGTGACGTAGTAAAAATAAGTAGTTTAAGTGGTAGACAAAAGAAAAAGCATGATTTTGCAAGAGCTAGAAGATTCTTTTAAGTGAGGTGATAAAGTGTCACAAGAATTATTGCAAATAATTAAGAAGGCTGCAATGGATGCAGTAGAAACAAGCAATCCAATGCAAATTGCATTTGGAACTATAGAAAGTGTTAATCCTTTGATAGTTAAGATAGAACAAAAAGCATCTTTTGAAGAATTTTTTCTAATACAAACAGAGACTTTTAAAAGATATACAGATAAAAAAATAGGGGATAAATTAGTCTTAATTAGGATGCAAGGAGGACAGCAATATTTGATTTTAGATAGGATGTGATGAAATGTTACCAACAGATAACATTGACTATGATATAGAAGATGTATCGATAATTAATTTTGATGTTAGACAAGAACCAAGTAAGACGTTTAAATTGAATATAGAGAAAAATAGAGTAGATGGTATTTGTGATGATGTAGAAGCATTAAAACAAACCATTTTTTTAATTTTAAATACTGAAAGGTATGAGCACCTTATTTATTCTAGAAATTATGGTGTTGAATTAAATGATTTAATTGGAGAACCTATTTCATATGTAATACCCGAACTTGAAAGAAGGATAACAGAAGCACTAATTCAAGATGATAGGATTGAAAATATAGATAATTTTGAGTTTCAAAATATAAAGGGTAAAGTACAATGTAGATTTTCAGTTCATACAAAATATGGAAATATAAAAGCAGAGAAGGTGGTGAGTGTATAATTGTTTGAGTTAATGACATTTGAAAATATAATTAAAAGAATGTTAGATAGTGTACCAGATACTTTTGATAAAAGGGAAGGTTCTATAATATATAATGCTCTTGCTCCTGTTGCTATAGAACTTACAGAAACATACATTGCTATGGATGAATTACTAGACCAAACATTCGTAGATACTGCTAGTTATTATTATTTAGAGAAGAGATGTAAAGAGAGAGGTATTACACCACTTGAAGCCACTAATACAATTGCAAAAGGAGTTTTTAACATAGATATTCCTATTGATTCTAGGTTTAATCTAGGAGAATATAACTATGTAGCAATTGAGAGAATATCTGAAGGTATATATAAGATGAAATGTGAGACTGCGGGACCTATTTTTGAGTTGGGACAACTAATACCTATCGAATATATAGACAAATTAGAAACAGCAGAACTGACAGAAATACTGATAAATGGAGAAGATGAAGAGAGTGAGGATAGTTTAAGACAAAGATATTATGATAGCCTAAATTCACAGAGCTTTGGTGGAAATATGCAAAATTATAAAGATGAAGTTAACAAAATACAAGATGTTGGAGGAGTTAAGGTTTATCCTGTGTGGGACGGTGGAGGAACTGTTAAGTTAGTAATAATTAACTCTAATTTCAAAGTACCATCAGAGGATTTAGTTAATTTAGTGCAAGAAGAAATTGACCCAATTGGACATCAAGGACAAGGCTTAGGATTAGCACCAATAGGGCATAAAGTTACTGTTACAGGTGTTGTAAGTACAACTATAAATATATCAGCAGAGATAACATACAAAAATGGCTACACTTGGGAGAATATAAAATCAATTGCAGAAGAAGCAATAGACGACTATTTAAATGAACTTAACATGAGTTGGGAAGATGAAGAAAACTTAATAGTCCGTATATCTCAAATTGAAACTAGATTACTTAGTATAGATGGAGTGTTAGATATTACAAACACAATGATAAATGATGTTAAATCTAATCTAACAATAGATAGTAACAGTATAGTAGTGAGAGGTGAGGTAGTTGGATAAAGAGATTAATCTAATAAATTACTTACCACAAATTCTACAAGATAAAGAAGAATATATAAAAGTATTTAATGTAGAAAACAAAGAAATAAAAACACTACATGAAAAATTAAATGACCTATCAAGTGACCAGTTTTTAGAGGATTTAACTCCAAGTGGTATAAAAAGATGGGAAAAGATAATGTCTATAACTCCTAAAAGTAATGAGAGTTTAGAAGATAGAAGGTTTAGGATTTTTAGTAAATATATAAGTAAACTACCTTACTCAGAGAGATTTTTAAGGAACTGGCTAGATAGTATAGTTGGAGAAGGCAATTATGAATTAACTATTAATAATGCTACTTATAATATACATCTTGAAAGTGATGCTAGAAATCAAGATTGGTTTGAGGAGGTTCATTCTTTTGTAAGTAGTATTAAACCTTGCAACATGACTTTAGATTACACTAGAGTGCTTGTAAGTAAAGACAATTATATGAATTTTGGTATAACAACCCTAATAGGTCAAGAAATAACTATATACCCTTGGAGTCCACCAGATATAGAAACTTATGGAGAAATTGATGTATTAACTGGCAATGGAGTTGGATACCAAGAGATAACAATATTTTAGGAGGTGATATATTGGCTATAGATAAAAGTTATTACACTATAATTACAGATGTAGGGAAAGCAAAGATAGCAAATGCAAGTGTCACAGGTAATAAAGTGGGATTTGTAAAAATTCAACTTGGTGATGGAGGAGGGAGTGAATATACTCCAACTGAGAGTCAGACAGCTCTCAAAAATGTGGTATGGGAAGGCAATATCGGAAATACAACTACAGATGAAACTGCACCAAATTGTATAATATTAGAGAGTTTAATACCATCAAGTGTAGGCGGGTTTATGATAAGAGAAATAGGATATTTAGATGATGAAAATAATTTAATTGCCATTTCTAAATACAAAGAGTGTTATAAACCTTCTATAGAACAAGGTGCAGTGGTAGACATGAAGGTTAAAACTGTGCTTATTGTATCTAATGTAAATAATATAGAACTTAAAATTGACCCAACAATAATCTTTGCAACACTCAAAGATATACAAGACTTAGAAACTAAAATAGGTACTGTTAATACTAAAAT